ACGACCAGCGGCAACATCATCACGCAGAGCATCATTTTCAGCTTTCGCATCAGCTAACTCCTTCGTGTATTTTGCATCGAGCGCAGCAACATCACGCTGGCGCACCTGCATGTCAGTAATTGTCGAGTTCGCCAGCTTCAGTTCTCTGGCATTTTTGTCGCGCTGGGCTTTGTAGGTAATGGCGTTATCGCGGTAATGATTAACAGCCCATGACAGGCAGACGATGATGCAGATAACCAGAGCGGAGATAATCGCGGTTACTCTGCTCATACCTCAATCTCTCTGACCGTTCCGCCTGCTTCTTTGAATTTTGCAATCAGGCTGTCAGCCTTATGCTCGAACTGACCATAACCAGCACCCGGCAGTGAAGCCCAGATATTGCTGCAACGGTCAATTGCCTGACGAATATCACCGCGATCAATCATCGGTAAAGCGCCACGCTCTTTAATCTGCTGCAATGCCACAGCGTCCTGGCTTTTGGGGGAGAAGTCTTTCAAACCAAGCTGTTTACGGTAAGCATCCCACCAACGGGAAAGAAGCTGGTAACGTCCGGCGGCAGTTGATTTGAGTTTTGGGTTCAGCATGACAAGTTTGCGAGGATGATCGGAGTAATCAGTGAACAGTTCGCCCCCCACAATAACGTCATAACCGTGGTTACGTGTCGGTTGTCGCCCGTTATCCGTTCCTTCTGACCAGGCCACCATATCTAGGAAAGCTTTACGCTGGGGATTTAGTTCCTGCATAAATTACTCCTTCGAGCTACCAAATTTGTTACCGATTACTCGCATTGCAGCCCCACGAATAGCATCGACACCGATCAGCCCAACGCCGCCACCAATGGCAACAGAAAGCGATTTAGGCCATCCGACATACTCAAGAGCGGATGCAAAAGTCAGCGTCAGAGCACCACAGAGCAAAATCTCGAGCGTTTTTCGTTTCCAGCCACCACCACCACCAAAATAAGCAATACGCAAACCAGCCATAACGATCGACATAATCACTGCGCCAAGAGGCGTATCTCCACGCCACCAGCTCTGGAAAATCTCCAGCCAATCCGGCCATGTGTTTGGATTATGGGGCATGAATATCGTCTCTCACCTCGTAAGTTATGCAGGCGACATATAAAAAGTTAAATAAAATAGTTGAATCAGATTGAGACATGGAAAAGGCTCGCCTGTGCGAGCCTTTTATTTAGGTAGAGTGTTATAATAAAATCAAATTTACATTATCTTCTTCCAAAAAGAAGATAATCATCATATCCTTCAGAGCTCCTGATAAGCAGGTTGCAATTTTTCACACCACTGCCTTAAAGTAGAAGCCCTTCTCTTTATTGTTTTGGAGCTGAGAGATATACATCTATCTTGCAAAAATCGTTCAGCTGTAAGTGGATCGAGCTCAGAAAGATTTTTAGCTTGACTCCAGGTAATCCACGCCCACCCGCAATGACTTGTTTCAAAACCGCGTGCAGCGATTCTTAGTCTCTTATCATAGTCAGATTCAACCAATTGCTGACCAAGAGCTGAAACAGAACCATTACTATTTAGTAACCCAAGTATTTTGGCCGCATGAATATAATACAATATATGTCGATTATCCAGACCAGTACTAATCAGGTTCAGATGCTTCTCTTGCCATTTTAATTCAACTATCTTAAACACTTGTTCAATTAGGTTAGCCTGCGGTACCTGATAACTACTAACAACTTGAGTAGCCATTTTAATCAATGTGCCAGAATAGAACTCAGCATCAGTTTTTCTGACTCTAAGAATAATATCATCAGTCACATTACTTTTTAGTTCAAAACATGAACTTGTCTCTATCACACTTTCAAATAAAGCAGATAACATCTGAACATCGATATTATTCTGTTTAACAAAACCAATAATATCTTTTCTTGATAGAATCAGCTCATTTAGTTTTTTCAGCAATGGTTCAATTTGCTGCATTTTATCTGCCTTGAATGAAAGAACAAATGAACCAGGACGTCCAGATACTGGACTCATTACATCTTTTTCATCAAATGCAGCTAATATTGATGAATAGAAATCATTAAAACACTCAAAAAGCTTCGAGACGCCTTTTAAAACCAAGGGTTCCACAGAAGTTGCTGTTTTCTCCACATGAATCTCATGCGTAGAGAATTCCACCTCCTTTCCAATTTTACCATTAGGTAATACAGGAAGAACACTACTAATATATAAGTTAGGTTCTGGAATTTTTATCTTCTCATTTAACTCAGAAACATTTATTTTTATTTCATCAACATGATTATCTTCATAGTAAATATTAAACTGATAGCAAAGCTTTTGTTCTTGATACACTAAAACACTTCTAATATCAATTCTTTTACGCTCGAAGTGCTCCAACCTATCTTTTGAAATCGGTATGATAATCCATTTATCATAATCTTCTTCGTCGCCAATCCAATAGACAACAAACATGCTATTTATTTCATTAGACACAGAGAAAAGTTTTGGCTCTTCGAAGAACTCATAAATTTTTTGCATATATAATGTGCCGAACACACTATCTTCCAAAAAAATATTGCTCATCTAACCACCTCTCTTATACAGGTGAATTTTTCATGAACTCGAGCATCTTTACAAAGCCAAATGGTAAAATGAGTCGAATCAGGAGCTCCTGTTTTTAGCATTCTTCCATCCTGTGGATTCAACTCGCCTTTAGCAATAAACCTTTCACCTATTCCTTCAGGAAATTTATTAAATACATTTACCAGTGATGTTTCGTCCATGAACATAGAAACACCATAGCAGCATTTCAATTGTAACCCTTGGAACTTTTTCATTCTTTTTGGGTTTTCTTCTTTCATGTTTAAAAAACAAGCTTTCCCAGGTGGATTATTTCTGGCTAAGCGATAAAAAACCCCTTCAGCATCCAAGGACTCTTTTGGAGGAACATCTGCAGGAAAATAATCGGGAAAAATCTGTTGGGCAGAGTCTTCAAGAACCTGCTGTGCATTTTTAGTCATACAATACGCTACCCAAGTAATTAACAAAAATCTGCCAATTTATTGGATATACACGTCCCAAATCCCTTGGCATCGTATTGAATATAACAACAAGCACATTAATCACATATGCAATAAAGGCATAAAAAACACAACATATATAGCAAAAAGAAATCAAAAACAATATACGGGATGATGCGGATTTTTTTTATCTATATATAGTGGCTGGGCATAAGAATTGTTATAAAGTTGGCGTCCCTTGCTCCCATGTAATCATATGAAACACAGGATATAATTCCTGAAGGTAATCACATACTTCCCTAGATACATAGATGAGAGACTAAAATAAAACCTACCGCCAAGAACTATGCTTTTTTCAACCAATCGTACTCTCTGCCCTGTCTAAAAGGCGGCCATTCAAAGCAAGTACTTTTTTATGTTTATCAAGAAGCTACTAAGACTATTCAGAACTGATATTTGGATAACAAAATACCTACTTGATGGCGGGTTCTTGAAGATTCTCAACGGCAGACATACAAAGCCCATCGTTGAGAAAATCTTATCCATATTTTTTGAAAAATGCAAGCTTCATGTCGCTATCTTCGGCGAAAATCACTTATCTCGTCACCTTTCTCAATTGTGTTTCAGCATATGCTTCTTCCTGCCAGCACTTTGTTACTAGTTTATCAATTACGTCTGCATATCCTTTGTACCACTGATAATCAGTCAGGTCTGGAACCAGCTTCTGGACATGACGTCGTGCCAGTGTAGTCGGTAAACGGCTAAACCGGTTTCCATTGCAACGCCCACAAGTCTTATAAACAGGCGTGCCATGAAGCCGGGTTCTTTTTTCATCCAGGGCAATACCTTTACCCTTACACCCTCTGCACGCAGTGCTGACTTCTCCCTTGCCATGACAATGCTGACACAGTTCCTTCACCCACTCTTCTTTGATAACGGATTCCCCGCTTCTGGAATGTTTCACCACTTCGCGCAATACATTATGAAATCCAGTACCAGCACAATGCTCACAGTGAGCCTTACTTGCCGCAGACCTGGAATAATCAGCAAAGGCAAAATTCACAAGGTAAGGGATGATCTGTAACCGGGTTTCTTCACTCAATTTGTTCAATGTCGGGTTATCCAGTGCCATCGCGTAATTGAGCAGGCCTTCAATCGCAAACTGAGGCTCCTGAACTCCAACTTTTGCCAGGAATAAGGCAAACCCAAGCGGTGCTTTCGACTGCACCATCCCCTGCGCAGCCATCACATCTGTAATTGTTAAACCACCCGAGCCTGTCGCCGGTGCGTCATCACTCAATTTTGGAGATTTTGGGGAGTAATATTTTGGTAAAGCTTCAAGGTTCATGCTCGTTCTCCACTTACGCCAGTACGCCTATTGCCAGCGCACGATCGATAAAACGAAATATCAGCTCCAGCTGGGAGCCATACTTCTCTTCAAATGCCACGGTATCCGCATGCAGCTCGTCGTGATGCTTTCTGCACAAAGGCAACACAAAGAGGTCATGCGCTTTTGTACCCATCCCACCCTGACCGTGGCCTATCAGGTGGTGGGGATCATCAGCAGGCTTTCCACAACATGCACACGGCTGTGCCTTAACCCAGCGCGTGTACTTTTCATTAACCCAGCGGCGACGTTTTGGGCGTAACATAAAAGACTCCGGCGACTCCGGATCCACTTTCAGCGCCAGCACCTTTTTCGCCTTATCCTGGATGATGCTGGTGGCAGGAACCGAAGGCACAAGGTCACTTTCCCGGGTGACAGACGGCACAACAGGCTTCGGTAATCTCAGTGCCTTACGGGCTGCACTTTCCGGTAAGGCATCCGCCAGGTCATTACGAATCAGCCACCAGCACAGTTCCGGCATTGTCACAACGTGACTGTCATCAAAACCGAGATCCCGACGCACAACAGACAACACCCAGCGGGCACAGTTATCCGTTGCCATTGATTCCAGCCGTTCCGTGAACTGATCGCGCAGCTGGTTATCGCAGTGCCAGCACAGACGGATCGCGCCCGGCGCGTGTCGCATTGTGGTCATGTTCTCGCTGTGCCAGTCGGAATGAGGCCACTGACAGCCCTTTTCACGAAGTAACCAGCTTTCAAGACATTCCACGCCACCAGCACGACGGATCACTGCCTCATTGCAGAACACGGCTCGAACGGCAGGATCATCCGCCAGCGGTTGTGATGCCGCGGGAACGGCACCACTGGCGAAAGATGAATAACGTTCCGGCTCAGGCTCCAGCAGGACACGCCCCTGCATAAACAGGGGCATCAGCTCTGAACCGGGTCTGAACAATACGATCCCCATACGCGGGGCTATTTCAGGGGTCAGTAGTGCTCTCACGGTCACCTCAATGAACGGTATCGAGCAGCTTTAACAGCTCAGGGAATCGGGATTCGAAGAAATGCGGCTGCGTCTCGCGCGGATTTGCAGGACTGGTGATGTTCTTGCCGAACATGCAGCCTTTCGCTGTCAGCGACCAGAATTTTTTGATGTTGTTAATCGCGGTACGGCTGTATCGTTCGCGCTGCTCGACGATCCCCAGCTTCACCATCTGGTGATATGCCTGATTAGCCGTCAGGCGGATACCATACTGCTTCAGCAGTGCACTCAGTGACAGCGTAGGGCGACTTGAGCCATCGGGTGCATCGGCAGGAGCATCAATTGCATAGCGCGGAGCCAGATTCGGTAAGCCAACAGCCTCCTGGAGTTTCTGACAAGCCCCAAGCACAGATGAGTTAGACAGGTTTAATTCCCGACGCATAAAGTCCAGCAGAATCACACCAGCCTGCATCTTGTCAGCAGCCTGCCCGGATAATTTTTCCGGTGCGCTGGTTACCATATCGAAAGTACGGATCACCTTCAGATGGAATGACGGGCTGATCCACATTGCATAGGCATACACCAGTTCCTTGCAGACATACGTTCCCCGTTCATTTCCCCCATGAATCACACTCACTGGGTCAACACCCAAATTCTGGGTGTTGGTCAATTCATGAACAAGCTCAACAGTTTGTTGGCTGGAAAGAAACTTTCCTGGCTCCTTGGTTCTGGCATTTGCACCAGATGCTACTGCTGCGCGATGCAGATCGTTCAGGCTGTAACGCCCATAAGCATCACGACGAACTTCAATACCATCAATAACCATCAGATTATTCATACTTCGTTTCTCCTCTTAATCAGGCGGCTGCACCCGCCGGTTTCTCGTACTTCCTGATAGTGATCTCGACCTTCCCTTCCGGGATAACCGGTCCCCACTCCACCAGCATTCTTTTCACCTGACTGTCGTCTTCCCACACACCCGCGTGGGTCAGGGCGTCAAACAGCGCCTTGTTATAGTTGTCCAGATCGCGGATCCGGTTATCCGGAGGAAACAACACGATCTCCACTGAAGCAGGTGCCGACGTTGGTTTTGGCAGATGACGTAACTGCTCAACTATTGCTGCACACGCCGCGCTCTGGAATTTGTGCCCCGCTGCGCTTATCAGGCTCTTACCTGCAAACGCCCCTTTGTTGGGGTGTCGCCAGTACGTGTTCACGCTGGGCGGAAAAGGCAGTATTAGCTTCATACTTTCAGCTCCCTCTCATGTAACCAGTGGGCTGCACGCAGCCTGGCGTTTTCCTCACCGGCAAGCAGTGAGCGGATAATCCCGACCGCCTCGCTGTCGTCGTCCTTCACCGCGGTATGAAGCGTGATGCCCCGGGCCACGCCACGCTTTATCGTGATGACGCCTTTTTTCTCCAGTGCGCGAAGATGCTCCACCGCTGCATTCACTGAACGGTATCCCAGCATGGTTGCCACCTCCTGATTGGTTGGCGGGAAACCACGTTCTTTCTGATAAGAAATCAGCATATCCAGCACCTGCTGCTGGCATTGAGTTAACGTCGTCATGCCGCCATCTCCCTGACCAGTTTTTCTGCCTGCTGGCGAACCTGCGCCAGAAAGGCCTCACCACATGCCTCAAGTTCATCGCGCCCGATGTAGCTGATTGCCGGTCCCTTCCAGGTCTTGTCGAAAATAGCAATAGCACCAGCGAAGAAAGCGCCTGTCGGCACCTGCTTCTCATCCTTCGGGATAAACCAGGCAGGCAGTTCAAAACCAATACGCCCGCGAATAAAAGCAATATGATCTGCATCTTCCGGCCACCACACTTCGCTGGTGGCAGCTTTGATCAGGAAAACATAGCGCCCGCCTTTATCACGCATGGCACTGGCATGCTTCATGATGTAACGCATGCCGGTGATGTATTGCCCCTCATGCTGACTGGCGCGGCTGTATGGGGGATTACCAAAGGCAGCACCTTTAAGCTCCGCAAGGCGTTCTGACCAGTCATGCGCCAGCGCGTTGTCTTCCGCCGTGTAATACGCAGCACATTTGGCGTTATCACCGTCAGTGAACAGATCCAGAACAAACGGGCCAAACAGGGTGTTAATTCCCCAGAAAATGTTGTCCGGCGTGCGCCACTGATCGCCCACTTCCTTCAGTTCATGGGCTGGTTTGTTCCGCAGTTCCACCAGCGCCTGGCAATATTTATTACTCATTAAGCCCCCACGTAATTCCCTGAGAGATACCACTCTTCACCTGATGCAGCCCGCTTACTGCTTTTCCGTAAACACCGTTCACGACGCGCCAGAAAATTGTTTCGTTCTGGCTGGGAGTGGCTTTCACGGAATGCCGCCATCCACACCGTTGCAGCACGACGGTATAAGCCCCTGGACTCCAGTTCTTCCGCCTGGCGGGTCAGGCACAAAATCTCCCGCGGGTCGTTAGTGCCGACATAGAAATTGCGCACAGGTCTGGTTTCACGAACTGGTTGCGGTTCCGCCTCCTGCGCTCTCTCAGTCAGGCGCGGGAAATGTCTGCGTGTATCCCCTTCACAACGGTGAGCCACACGACCACTCTGACGTAACTTGCTTGCTGACTGAAGAACGCGCTGCCGTGAGTAACCTGCAAAAGCATCCGCAATGTCTCCGGAAGTACACCCCGGATGGGCTTCAATGAATTTCTGAACGTCATTCAAAAGACTCATGATCACCCCCTGAATCCTGCCGGGATCTGGCTGTAGTCCACGTTGTCGTAACTGGCTTTGAAGTACGGGTCCTCGCGTCTGGCTGCAGATACCGCAGGAACTTCCCAGGATTCTTCGAAATGACGATCCGGACCAAAGAACGTGACAGCCTGTTTCACAAATTGTGTGCCGCTGTTACCCATCGCAGATACCCAGCCCGCGTAGCGTTTCACACCTTCCAGCATGGTTTCGGGTTTTACCCCCTCATTCAAACGAGCTTTCCAGGCTTTGAGGGCTGCAGATTTTGAATTGCCACCAGCACGTTTGGGGTATGCCAGCCATGCCTGCTCAAACTCCGGAGAGTATTCCGGTCGGTTTGAACGAACTCGCACGGACTCATCAGCAGATGCACCAACAGCTATTGGTTCATTGACTGGTTCTTTGACTGGTTCAAAAGAGTGACTGGTTCTGGGTGAATCTCCTGCACCACCCCCTGGTGCAACTCCTGCACTACCTGGTGAATTTGCTGCACTAGATAGTGAATTATTTGCACTACCCCCTAGTGAATCTCCTGCACCATCAAGATGAAGGAGATAGATATTACTTGAGTTACCTTTTTCACCTTTCCGGGTGACTTTTTTTACCAGCCCGGAATCACAAAGGGCCGCAATATGATTCATCACAGAACGTTTGCTAATCTCGCACTGGTCAGCAATATGCTGGTAGCTGGGCCAGCACTCACCCTGATCGCTGGCATTATCAGCCAGCTTGATCAGAACCAGTTTTCGCAATGGATTACCCACTCGAATTTTCATCGCTTTAACCATCAGCTCCATACTCATGCTGCACCTCCGAGATGCTTCATGTTTTTTCCGGAGCGAAAGGCAATAAGCGGCATACTGACGCGGTAATTGCGGCCCAGCGGTTCACAAATCACCTTCTGACATTCACAGTCAACCAGGCTGACACGTAGAACATGCCCTGCTGGCGTGGTGTACCACTGCCCAACTGTGGGTGTTGATATTTTTTTACGCTGAAATAAACGGTAAATGTTGAGGAGCAACGGATTAAGCATGACGATGCCCTCCGCTGATATTCAGGAGACGGTGAATATGAAAATTAGCCTTATCCGCCAGACGAATACGTTCAGCTTGCAAGTTAAGAAGGGTTTCTACCAGAACCTGATGTGCCTGCGGATCCGAAAGAGTTACCTTGCGCAGAGCACGTAGTGCAGTTGTTACATAACTGAGTTTATGTAAGTCTTCATCATTCAGACGAGTGAGGGCTGGGACAGTAGCCATGATGGCAGCCTCCTTGATCGGTGAAATACTTCCACCACCGGAAACGCCAATTTCGCTGGTGGTGAACTGAACGGGGTTGGCGTAACCGGTGATCAAGGAAACCGGCGCATCTTTCGATGCCCCCGCCCAGCCCACCATAACTTTGATGTGAGCAAATGCGGACGATAAAAAAGACGCTGGCGCGTCATATATCGCCTTGATCAATTCCAGGACGCCAATCCCGGCACCCGCTTTATAAGGTGCCTGAACAGTGTAACGTCCCGGAATGGCAGAATCAATGTGCTGGTGGTCCTTCACACTCAACAAAATCACGCCTGAATTTCCACAAAGGGCTAAAGCACTCATGCGGGTAGTCTTTGCGAAGATAGATAACGCGCTGTGTTTCTGACTCCCAACGAATAACATGAACATAAAGTCCTCTTCCGTCACGAAACCAGCGGTTAAGTTCCTGCACAACTCGCCCCCCACAGTCAGGTAAAGTTCTCTGTGGTTACTTACAGCCATGAGATTTGGTAATCTGCATTCATGCCGTAACAACACGTGTTCAGCGACGCTGACCACCAGCTGTTGCGACAAACGGTTATTTGCCGTTAAACTGTTCATGCGTTAGTTTCTCCACAACCAGAAGCAATCGACGCCACGACGCCCGGAGCTGCACACTCGCGGGCGTCATTACTTTCTGAAATGCAAAAGATTTTGTAGACCAGTGCTGCATGCTCCTGCAGCTTCGAAATTGAGAGATACAGCTCGTCGTTAATTGCTGTCTTCTCATGCGGTTCCACTACACCGTCTTCGATTGCTGAACGAATCTGTTTTGAATAACTGCCGATCTGTTCAATGACTTCCAGCAGACGCTGGTTAATATCGGCGTTGTCCACATCCTCGACGTCAGGAAGAGACACAAAGACGCCATTTGCAGACTGCGCCACAGCGTCAGCAATGAAGTGAGTTCCACCAGCACGTTGCAAAATCATTGCCCATCCCAGCGGGAAAATCTGATCGCCATCGGCACGAAGGCGGTTAAATAATGCGTTCTCTGTTACATCCAGCCAGTCAGCTGCTTCAGCGTAACCACCCGGCAACTTTGCGATAGTTTTTCTGACAGCTTTCACGTACCACTCAGGCTGTTTTTCTACTTTCCAGTGATGCTTACCCACGGTTAGCCTCATCGTTCTGTGGTTAAAAATTGAAAGTGTTCTGCTAATCTTTCGGATAGATATCCGGTCTTAAGTCAGATTTCGTAATTGCACCTGACGTGCATTGCTCAAGTTTTTTAGCCAGCACAAAACTGGCTTTTTTATAGCCATTGAAAACCAGCCGTAAGTAGCCAGGTGTTGAGCCAACTTTTCCGGCCAACTCGCCCTGCTGTTCTTTGGTTAAAGAGTCCCAATACGCTTTCATACAATATGTACCTCCGGTGTACATATTACATGATTGAAATGAACCTTCAAGATACTTGTACCTTAACGGTACAAGGGTTTTAATTTCGTTATGAAAACAATCCATGACATCCGGCGGTCTAACGCCAGAAAATTGAGAGATGGTGTTGGCGGGAATTCTTCCTTTGCCACTATGATTGATCGCGAGCCAACCCAGACCAGCAGGTTTATGGGAGATGGTGCTACTAAAAATATCGGTGACAGCATGGCACGACACATCGAAAAATGTTTCGACCTGCCTGTCGGATGGCTCGATCAAGAACACCAGACAACGAACATCACAAAAAAACCTGATGTTTCAATCACTAATAAACAAATCACATTAGTCCCTGTCATATCATGGGTACAGGCCGGAGCATGGAAAGAAGTTGGATATTCTGAGGTTGATTTGAGCACAGCAGAAACGTATCCCTGCCCTGTACCCTGTGGGGAAATGACTTATATCTTGCGGGTGATAGGTGATTCAATGATTGATGAGTACCGCCCGGGAGACATGATTTTTGTCGATCCTGAAGTACCTGCCTGCCACGGTGACGACGTTATTGCATTGATGCACGATACAGGCGAAACCACCTTCAAAAGGTTGATAGAAGATGGGACACAGCGTTATCTCAAAGCGTTAAACCCAAACTGGCCTGAGCCTTACATTAAGATCAACGGTAATTGCTCTATAATTGGTACAGTGATTTTCTCAGGAAAACCAAGAAGATACAAAATCAAAGCCTAATCAATGTTTATGAACCTGCTTCGGCAGGTTTTTTTATACTTGACAATGTACCTTTGAGATACATAATGTACCCAAGCGAAACAACGAACAGGCAGGACGCCCACGAAGTAGCCGCCTGGGGCATATGAAGTCCAGGATGATTCGTTGAGTCATGTTGTGCCACTAGGCACCCATGTTAAAGCAGGTGTATGAAATGAAAGTCCAGATTTTAAACAATAACTGTGAAGTCGTTTGGTCATACGACATAGCCGCCCCTGTAGATCAGAGCGGCGATAGCTGGACCAATGGGAAACATCAGATTATGGCTGGAGTTGTGTTCTCTTTACGCCGTGCTTTGGAACAGGCTGAAGTATTTCCATCAGACCCTGAATGGAAATGGCCTTTTTCTATTTGTCCAAATTCGGAGAGCACATTTCAGAAAATTGGTCAGAAAGTCGCACTCGAAGAGCATCAGCCAACTGTTTCCTGATTTTTTCAGGTAACTCGTCGGCATCGCAGAAACAACAACGCTCGATCATGTTGAAAGCCGATTCGTAGAACTGTTTCTGCTGAGTGTCGCTGAGACAGGAAAAGAGCGACGTTACGATGATTTTATTAATTGCATTATCAAGTTCTTTTTCATCAAAAGTCATTTGATTTTCCTTTTATGTATACGGGCTTAAAAGGATACCACCGAGCCTGAAGTGGTGAAAAGACAGGCACATAACAGCTAAGTATTTTCAACCAAAGAGAATCCTTAGCGTTGTGGTGAATGCGGCTCAGCGCACGCGGGTTAAGGTTGAGGCTGACAGTCGACCTTCTGTGGATACCCACCCGCCTGGTGTGCAACCTTCGCCAGGCACCGGGAGGCACCCGGCACCACAACTTTATGCTGTGTGTAGTCCTGGCGGTACCAGCTTGTACCCTTGCTTCCGGCTGGTACCGTCCTTTTTACAAAACAGAGAAGAGCATCACCGGACGACGGGCTCATAACCCAATCCATCCGGGCGGCTGCCACCGCAGGTGTTCTTCTCTGTTTTGTGGAGAAACTAATCGGCCTTGCAGGGTCGATATGATGAGGAGCAGCAAAATGGCTAGCGAACGCAGTACTGATGTGCAGGCATTTATCGGGGAGCTGGACGGCGGCGTATTTGAAACCAAAATCGGCGCAGTTCTCAGTGAAGTCGCTTCCGGTGTGATGAACACGAAAACCAAAGGTAAGGTCTCACTCAACCTGGAAATCGAACCATTTGATGAGAACCGTGTGAAAATCAAACACAAACTCTCATATGTTCGCCCGACTAACCGCGGGAAAATTTCCGAAGAAGACACCACCGAAGCGCCGATGTATGTCAATCGCGGTGGTCGCCTGACTATTCTGCAGGAAGACCAGGGACAGTTACTGACTCTTGCCGGTGAACCTGACGGAAAACTCCGCGCAGCAGGTCGTTAATATCGTTTTTAATTAACTGATTATTTATCTCATCACTGAATATCTTTATATAGTGAGGACTTATTATGTCTCAGAACTTAGACGCAACCGCAATTAATCAAATCCATGCCCTTATTTCTGCTCAGAGTGTTAATGAAATTATCAGTAAGATTGGTGCCGATGCTGTGGCATTGCCTGAGAATTTCCGCATTCATGATCTGGAAAAATTTAATTTAAATCGCTTCCGTTTCCGTGGTGCGCTTTCCACTGCCAGCATCGATGACTTTACCCGTTATTCTAAAGATCTTGCAGATGAAGGCACCCGCTGCTTTATCGATGCTGATAATATGCGTGCCGTCAGTGTGCTTAACCTGGGTACTATTGATGAACCAGGTCACGCAGATAACACCGCCACACTCAAACTGAAAAAGACAGCACCGTTCTCTGCTCTGTTGTCTGTTAACGGCGAGCGTAACTCCCAGAAGTCACTGGCAGAATGGATTGAAGACTGGGCCGACTATCTTGTGGGCTTTGATGCTAATGGTGACGCTATTCAGGCAACAAAAGCGGCTGCGGCTGTCCGTAAAATCACGATTGAAGCAAACCATACCGCTGATTTTGAAGATAATGACTTCAGCGGCAAACGCTCCCTGATGGAGTCTGTCGAAGCGAAGACCAAAGACATTATGCCAGTGGCATTTGAATTTAAATGCGTTCCGTTTGAAGGTCTGAAAGAACGTCCGTTTAAATTACGCCTCAGTATTATCACTGGCGATCGTCCTGTACTGGTTCTGCGCATTATTCAGCTGGAGGCGGTGCAGGAAGAAATGGCTAACGAATTTCGTGATCTGCTTGTTGAGAAATTCAAGGACAGCAAAGTAGAAACCTTTATTGGTACTTTCACCGCCTGATTTCATTACTGCAAATGCCCCTGCGGGGGCATTTATGGAAACGTAATTTACTCAATAATCGCCGGATGGTGAGGGATTCTTTTTACCAGAATTCAGCGCGGTGCAGCGCATATACGTGGAGAACAAAATGTCATTTATTAAAACTTTTTCCGGGAAGCATTTTTATTATGACAGGATAAATAAAGACGACATCGATATTAACGATATCGCGGTTTCCCTTTCAAATATCTGTCGCTTTGCCGGTCATCTTTCGCACTTCTACAGCGTCGCCCAACATGCGGTTCTTTGCAGCCAGCTGGTGCCGCAGGAATTTGCTTTTGAAGCGTTAATGCATGATGCAACAGAAGCGTATTGCCAGGACATTCCCGCACCACTGAAACGCCTTCTTCCTGACTATAAACAAATGGAAGAAAAAATAGACGCCGTAATCCGTGAGAAATACGGGTTACCCCCGGTTATGAGTACGCCCGTGAAATATGCCGATCTCATCATGCTGGCAACCGAACGCCGCGATCTCGGGCTTGATGATGGCTCTTTCTGGCCTGTACTGGAAGGTATCCCGGCAACAGAGATGTTCAACGTGATTCCACTGGCACCGGGCCATGCCTACGGGATGTTTATGGAACGCTTTAACGAGTTATCGGAGTTACGCAAATGCGCATGAATGTTTTCGAAATGGAAGGGTTTCTTCGTGGGAGATGTGTACCGCGAGATCTGAAAGTAAATGAAACAGATGCTGAATACCTGGTGCGTAAATTCGATGCGCTTGAAGCTAAATGTGCAGCACAGGAAAACAAAGTAATACCAGTGTCAACTGAACTGCCACCAGCAAATGAAAGTGTTTTGTTATTCGATGCTAACGGAGAAGGCTGGCTAATTGGCTGGCGTTCTCTCTGGTACACCTGGGGACAAAAAGAAACCGGAGAATGGCAGTGGACATTTCAGGTCGGGGACCTTGAAAACGTCAATATCACTCACTGGGCAGTAATGCCAAAAGCACCGGAGGCTGGAGCATAATGACCACTTTTACCGACAAAGAACTGATTAAAGAAATTAAAGAGCGTATCAGCAGCCTTGACGTGCGAGACGATATTGAGCGCCGTGCTTATGAAATCGCACTCCTATCTCTGGAAGTAGAACCAGATGAACGCGAAGCTTATGAATTATTCATGGAAAAGCGTTTCGGTGACTTAGTAGATCGTCGGAGAGCAAAAAACGGCGATAACGAATACATGGCATGGGATATGACTCTCGGTTGGATCGTCTGGCAGCAACGAGCTGGTATCCATTTTTCAACAATGTCACAGCAAGAGGTGAAATAATGGAGCCATACAGCCTCACACTCGATGAGGCCTGTCATTTTCTCAAGATATCCAGACCGACTGCCATTAACTGGATACGCACAGGGCGTCTTCAGGCAACACGCAAAGATCCCACTAAGAATAAATCTCCTTACCTCACAACACGACAAGCCTGCATTGCGGCGCTTCAGTCTCCGCTGCATACTGTCCAGGTGAGCGCGGGTGATGGCATAACAGAGGAAAGAAAATGTCACTCTTCCGCAGAGGTGAAATATGGTACGCCAGTTTCACATTGCCGAACGGTAAAAGATTTAAACAGTCTCTTGGAACAAAGGACAAAAGGCAGGCGACAGAACTCCATGACAAGCTAAAGGCTGAAGCATGGCGGGTCAGCAAACTTGGTGAAATACCTGATATAACGTTCGAGGAAGCGTGTGTCAGGTGGCTTGAAGAGAAAGCACATAAAAAATCACTGGACGATGACAAAAGCCGGATCGGATTCTGGCTTCAACATTTCGCAGGAATGCAACTAAGAGACATTACTGAATCAAAAATTTATTCAGCAATGCAGAAAATGACGAACCGGCGTCATGAGGAAAACTGGAAACTCAGGGCAGAAGCATGCAGAAAAAAAGGGAAACCTGTTCCAGAATACACGCCAAAACCAGCGTCCGTTGCAACGAAGGCTACGCATCTTTCATTTATAAAGGCCCTACTAAGAGCCGCAGAGCGTGAATGGAAAATGCTGGATAAGGCACCAATTATTAAAGTGCCTCAACCAAAGAATAAACGGATCCGCTGGCTGGAGCCCCATGAAGCACAAAGGCTGATTGATGAATGTCCGGAGCCATTAAAGTCTGTTGTTGAATTTGCACTGGCAACAGGCTTAAGACGCTCGAACATCATCAACCTTGAATGGCAACAAATAGATATGCAGCGCCGGGTGGCATGGATAAACCCGGAAGAGAGTAAATCAAACCGCGCAATTGGCGTTGCGCTGAATGATACTGCATGTCGCGTATTGAAAAAACAAATCGGGAATCATCACCGTTGGGTATTTGTGTACAAGGAAAGCTGTACCAAACCAGACGGAACGAAAGCGCCAACAGTAAGGAAGATGCGGTATGACGCAAACACAGCCTGGAAAGCGGCGCTGAGACGGGCTGGTATTGATGATTTCAGATTTCACGACTTGAGACACACCTGGGCAAGTTGGCTGGTTCAAGCCGGAGTCCCGTTGTCAGTTTTACAGGAAATGGGAGGCTGGGAGTCTATCGAAATGGTTCGTCGATATGCTCACCTTGCACCTAATCACCTTACCGAACACGCACGGCAAATAGACTCGATCCTGAACCCATCGGTCCCAAATTTGTCCCAGTCAAAAAATAAGGAAGGTACTAATGATGTGTAACTTATTGATTTTAATGGTGCCGATAATAGGAGTCGAACCTACGACCTTCGCATTACGAATGCGCTGCTCTACCAACTGAGCTATATCGGCCCTGAAAGGACATGTTCACGAACGTGAATCACGGTGGACAAGGTTAAAACTAACCGGGCGATGCGTCAATGGCCTTGTGAATCAAATGGCTACTTTTGCATCACCCGGTTTTATTTACGCACGAATGGTGTAATCACCAATGCCGATCCACTTGTAAGTGGTCAGTGCTTCCAGCCCCATTGGGCCACGCGCGTGGAGTTTTTGTGTGCTTACCGCCACTTCCGCACCCAGACCAAACTGGCCGCCGTCGGTAAAACGCGTAGAGGCGTTAACGTAAACAGCGGACGAATCCACTTCGTTAACAAAACGCTGGGCGTTGCGCATATCGCGGGTCAGGATCGCATCGGAGTGTTGTGTGCCGTGTTCACGAATATGGGCGATGGCATCGTCAAGATCGCTGACGATTTTGACGTTCAAATCTAATGACAGAAACTCATCGTCATACTCTTCGGCTTTAACAGCAACCACCTTCGCAGGGCCTGCCTGCAACTGCGCCAGTGCAGCTGCATCTGCGTGTAATGTCACGCCGCTTTCCGCCATTTGTTTGCTTAATGCGGGCAGGAAGCTATCGGCGATGTTTTTATTCACCAGCAACGTTTCAACCGTATTACATGTGCTCGGACGCTGAGTTTTCGCGTTGACGATCACTTTTAATGCTTCAGCGATCTCTACACTTTCATCAACGTAAATATGGCATACGCCTATACCACCTGTGATCACCGGGATTGTCGACTGTTCACGGCACAGTTTATGCAAACCAGCGCCACCACGCGGGATCAGCATGTCGATGTATTTATCCATACGCAGCATTTCACTGACCAGCGCACGGTCAGGATTATCAATCGCCTGCACGGCACCCGCCGGTAAGCCGCAGGATTTCAGGGCGTCCTGAATCACCGCCACCGTTGCAGCGTTAGTGCGACACGTTTCTTTGCCACCGCGCAGGATCACCGCATTACCGGTTTTCAGGCACAGCGAAGCGACATCAACCGTCACGTTCGGGCGCGCTTCATAAATCACGCCAATAACCCCCAGCGGTACGCGACGACGCTCAAGACGCAGGCCGCTGTCCAGTACGCCGCCATCGATTACCTGCCCCACCGGATCGGCGAGGTTGCACACCTGACGTACATCGTCGGCAATGCCTTTCAGCCGTGCGGGCGTCAGTGCCAGACGGTCAAGCATCGCTTCGCTAAGGCCATTGGCTCGCGCGTCAGCAACATCCTGGGCGTTAGCGTTGAGGATGATTTCGCTTTGTGCTTCCAGTTCATCGGCGATTTTTTCCAGCACGCGATTTTTTTCGCGGCTGGAGAGTTGCGCTAATTTATACGAGGCTTGCTTCGCGGCAATGCCCATTTGTTCCAGCAT